CCCTTGGCTCAACCTATTTCTTTTTTCTAAGTCTGCATCAGTTAGTTTGTTAATTCCCATTATAATCGCTGCAGCTTTGTTGTAAACCTTTAAATCCAAAGCCTCATTCCTGTCTCTAATTTTTTGCCACTCGTACACGAAGAAGCCTTTGTTGTTTTTCTTTTTTACCAACTGCTCAGCCGTTAACATTTTAAAATATTCTTCATCGTATTCGGGAAAGTGATACCATCCGACAGGCAATGGTGAAGCTGCATCGAGAGGTTCTTCTTGGTTTAAAGCCCCATAAATTTCAGACTTTAAAATATCAATTCCAATAGTCCAAACACGCATTCCGAGACGCTTTGTTTTGCCACTTTTTCTTATATCAACGGCCTTTGGAATCTGCACGGCAACGCTTGCCTTTGAGCGTCCTTTTACAGGAATCACTCTCGATCTTGGATATTTCCGACAAAAAGCATAAACCATTTGAGTGTTATAACCTGAGTCAATTGCTGTAAGCGCAATTGGATATTCTTGGTCAGAATCTTTTAAATTATATTGTTTTTGAACATAGAAATCTAACTTAGACCAGACTTCATCGCTTGAAGTGTCACCCTCTATGATTTCGTAAGTAATAGAATAGTTTTCACCACCCGAAAGCCAAGCAACGACTTCAAGCTCAAGCCTATTTTTCTGAACATCAACCGCCATTGTTAAAAAGTGAGGAGCAACTGGAATTTCACCAATCTTATAGCTTTCTCTTCTCTTGAAAATTCTTTTCCAACTTGGCGCATCTCCTTTCTCTTTCCAAGTTCTTCCCAAAACAGTGTTGTGAAAAGTTTTCATCTTTTCGTTATTACCTTTTGCTTTTACAAACTCTTTGGCTGCATCTTTCCAAGAATACCAACCTAAAGGAGAGTATAAAGAAGAAAGATGATAGCCCCTTGATTCATTTTCAGGAAATTCATGCTCCCAATGACCTTCAGTTAGCATTTGAGTTTTGTAATGCTCTTCGATTCCTTCACCGCAATCAGTGCAAAAAAGCAAAACTGTGTCAGTATCTTCATCTTCCCACTTAAGATTTTCCCAAATTATTTCCTGTTTATGATCACAGTGAGGACAAGGAACTAAGTATTTAGCCTTACTTGAGTTCTCATAGGCCACTGCAATAGTGCTAGTGTCTTCATAAGTCGGTGTTGAAATTCTAAAAACTTTTTTCTTTGAACCAAAAGTCCTTGTTCTGGCCATACCAAGTGAAATTGGTGAACCTTCACCATCAAGGTCTTTAGGATAACCATCTTCTTCATCGAACATTATATTTTTAATTGGCATTGACCGAATTGAAGCAGCTGAGTTTGCACCACTTATAATTAAGAGCCCACCGGGGAAAGATTTAAGCATTGTCGTGTTGTCTTTATCTTTTGCTTTTGATTCTCCAACTTTTTTCAACAATTGAGGTGTTTCTTCAATCATTGGCTCGATTCTCATCTTAACATTTCTTTTGGCGGTGTCAGTTGTTGGCATTAACATTAATGTAGGGCCAGGGGCGTGGTCGATAATGTATCCAAGCCAATTAAATCCAGCTTCAGAAAAACCAATCTGGGCCCCTTTCATTACAATGACTTCATTATAAACAGAGTCTTCACTCAATGCGTCCATGACTTCTTTTAAGTAAGGTGCTCTTGAAGTTCTCCATTGACCAGCTTCAGCTGAAGATTTTCTCGAAAGCATCCTGTATTTATCCGACCACTCACTAACAAGAAGTTTTTCAGGAGGTCTTAGGACTTTTAAAAAGAAATTATCAACAATTGAGTAATCTGAAAGCAAGTCGTAATCAATTTTCTCTTCATCGATCACCATTACTTATTAAACCACTGCTTTTTAATCTGCTCTGATACTTTATGCATAACTAGAGGAGGAACCGACATTCCCATTTGATAATTAGCGAGGTTGTCACTTTTAAAAGAATAATCCAATGGAAAGCTTGATAAAACACTTACCTCATATTTGGAGAGTGCTCGAGGTGTGTCGTAGTGCCATAAATCATTACTGGCCGTAACTGTTCGGCTTGGCTCGTTTAAAGAAACCTTTCTTTGAGAAAAAGATGAATTATTATTATGCTTTCCAAAGCTCTCCCCAGGCTTACATTTTTTCCAAATAGGGAGTAAGATCGAGTCTGACCTGTCGCCACCTTTGTAGTTTATATCCTCTATTGTTTTAAAAGCTTCTTTTACAGATATAGGTCTTTCTTTAAAATGAATTTTTAACTTAGGAAGTTTTAAATCTTTTCTTCTGCATACAAAGAAAACTCTCTCTCTTTTTTGAGGCAAACCCATTGACGCAGCATTAAGTAAAAATAACTGCACCTCGTAACCTGCATCACTAAATCCTTTTATTATTTCTTTTACATACCCTCTAGCATTACCAAAAAGCATACCCCTTACATTTTCAGCAACGACAACTTTAGGTTTAAGTTTCTTTGCCAACTCAACGTAATGAAAAAATAAATCATCTAAGACTTGGTTCGCTTGACCTTCTCTGAACTTCTTGTCTTTTCCCCAATCTTTTTCCCTGTTTCCGGCCATTGAGAAACTAGAGCAAGGTGGTGAGCCATCAAGGATATCAAGCTCAAAAAGTTCCTGAGGTAAGTCTTCTCTAAGTCTAAAAGTTTCAATTGATTCTAGGAAAGCATATTTGGGATTATGATTTTTTTTGTAAATTTCAATCATATCTTTATCAATTTCATTACACCCAAGAACTTCAAAGCCGCTCATTTTGTAGCCCATGGTCGACCCCCCACCGCAAGCAAAACAAGAAAAAACTTTAAGGCCATTCTTTTTAACTTTTTTTAAATCAGACAACTTCCAGTTGTAAGTGAATTTCATTTTTTTGCCTTATACTCAAAGCCGCACTTAGGGCACTGAGAATCTAGGTCTTTACCATAACTACTTGTATCTATCTCTGAGTTTTTAGAGCTATAATCTGTAGTATCTTCATATTCTTCTGAATTAAGAAACCCTTTAATAATAGACTCGTCAAAAGCAGTGCTTAATAGAAGTTCATCATCAAGCTCATTTAATTCTTCAAGATTAATTTTTAATAAGTCTCTATCCCATATTGCAAATTCAGAAGTTTTATTATCGGCTAGGTTGTACGCAATGAATTGCTCTCTCGTCATTTTCTTTTTGAAGCATGGAACTTTTTCATAACCAAGCTCAATTGCTGCGAGTAATCTTGTGTGACCAACGCAAACAACATACTCGTCAGAAATAACTAAAGGCTGATTAAAGCCATGCGCTTTGATTGATCTCATTACATGCTGAACGGCCTTAGTGTTTATTCTTGGATTTTTGTCATAAGGTATTAATTTATTAACTTCAATTTCCTCAACATTCATTTTCTAATCCCTTTTTTAATTTTATTAAATTCACCTTCACTAATTAACTTAAGGTGATCTCTAATTGTTTTATCAATGTAGTTTCTTATTTTTTTTTCATCGGTCATTGAAGCAAGTTCAGGAGAAATTTTACTTGGAATTGTTAGCATCGCATCTCTTACCAAAAGTGCGAGCTCAAAGAGTCGCTTTTCGACAACATCAACTTTTACCAATTGCTTAAGCTGCTCTTCGTATTTTACTCTTGCCATTTTTGCACTAAAACTTTCTTTAATCGCTTTCGATCTTTCAAAAGAAGTTTTAACAATATGTATTTCTGAAGATTTAGAATTTGGTTTTTTTCCGTCTCCTGAAATTCCAACTTTTAATTGATCGGCTGGGCTTCTTGAGTCTGAATAAACCTGAGCTGCTTTCATAGCTTCTTCTCTGTAAAGAACTCTTTTTCCATCGACTTGATGAGACGGCACGTGTCCTGAATTTACCCAACGAGTAATAGTGTCTCTTGAAACTCCGAATCTCTTCGAGAGTTCAACCATTGAAATTCTTTCCCTTGCCATAATTTACCTGACTTAAACTTTAAGGGTCTAATTTTGCTTTGTAAATTTAATCAAAATTTTTGGAAGAAGCTTCGGAAACCCAGCTAATCGGTCGTGTAAGTACTTGATTAACAGCGTTATTTTTGCGAATTACTGCGAGTCTAGCGCCC